ACTTCCAAAGCCAACAGAAGAATCTACAATTACTCAACTAATTACAGATACACCTGGAGAAGGTTCCAAAGTAATTGGAGAAATTCCTTCAACACAATTAAATCTTCCAATCAGAGGATATTCCCTAAGATTGGCTCAAGCAAAGAGAAACACAATAAAGTAATATTCCTATTAGAAATAATAGGCGAAGTCGGAGCGAAAATCACACCCGTAAGCGTCGTGAAATCCATCGCCACCACCTCAAATAAATTAAATAACTCACAAAGGAGAACACACAAATGTCTTATTTAGACAAATTGATGGATCGCCGTGATGCAGTTAAGGTAGAAATGGATGCAATTCTTGAAGCAGTTGCTGCAGAGAATCGCACAGACCTTACAAATGATGAGTCAACAAAGGTAGATGCCCTTGTTGAAGAGTCACGCACACTTGATTCAAAGATTGAAAAGTTCAAGGCACAAGCAGATGCTGATGCTAAGGTTGCAGAAGTTCGTGCAGCTGTAGCAGATGTTGCTATGCCAAAGAGCACCGCTACAACAAAGATTGTTAGCGAACCACGCACATATACACCTGAATCAGGTAACTCATTCATTGCTGATGCATTCAATGCACAATTCCGCAATGACTATGCAGCAAATGATCGTCTACAACGCCACACTCGTGAAGAGTCAATTGAGCGTCGTGATGTAGGAACTGCAAACTTCTCAGGTCTTGTAATCCCACAATACCTCGTTGATCTCGCAGCACCATTTGCTCGTGCAGGTCGTCCAACTGCTGATTTTGCAACCAACAAGCATGTGTTGCCAGCAGCAGGTATGACACTAAACATCTCTCGTATGACTACAGGTACATCTGCAGCAGTTCAGGCTTCTGAAAACACTGCAGTTTCTGAGACAAACGCAGATGATACACTCTTGACTATTGATGTGCGTACAATCGCAGGTCAGCAAGATCTATCTAAGCAGGTCATTGAAAGAGGAACTGGCGTAGATGCATTCGTCGTACAGGATCTCATTCGTGCATGGCACACAACACTTGATAACCAGATTCTTAATGGTGACGGAACATCAGGCGCAATGCTTGGTATTGATGCACAACCAGGTAAGAATGTAATTACCTATAACGACGCTGCTCCATCAGTTGAAGACCTATATCCAAAGTTGGCAGATGCTTATCAGCAAATTCAGACTGGCGTATTCATGAATCCTACACACTGGATCATGCACCCACGTCGTCTCGCATTCTTGCTTTCAGCAGTTGACTCTTCAAAGCGTCCACTTGTTGTTCCAGCAATTAATGGCCCAATGAATGCAATTGCAACTGGTGCAGGTGCAGTTGGATACGGCAACTCTGGCTACACATTGATGGGTCTTCCTATCATTGCTGATGCTAATGTTCGTACAGATGCAGGCGCAGGTACAGAAGATCGTATTTACTGCGTAACAGCACCTGAACTACATCTCTGGGAGCAAGCAGGCTCACCATTCGCATTGTCATTTGATGCAACTGGTGCGGGCTCACTCACAGTTAAGTCAGTTGTCTATGGATACGGAGCATTCTCTGCTGGTCGTTATCCTGCAGCAACATCTGTTATCGCAGGTACTGGCTTAATAGCACCATCATTCTAAGTTAGATTTGCATAGGGTTGGGACTCGCCTGACCCTATTGCAATACTTAGAGTAATCTAAGGAAGCAGGCTAGCAAACGCCCCCGATTCGCTAGCCTGCTTTTTAAAAGAGGGAATATGAAAAAGCTTAAAAAGATATTTAGAATTAAGAAAGAAACGGCAACGGCATTACCTAAAATAGAGAAAGCTATGTTGCCTAAATTGGAGAAGAGGAGCAAATGAGTCAATCAAGCACAGTTTATTGCACATTGTCAGATGTTAAAAATGCTTTGCAAATTGAAGACATTATGGACGATACTGCTATTCAGGCTGCTATTTTGGCGGCAAGCAGAATGATTGATGATTATTGCCAGAGATTCTTTTATAAAGAAGGAACAGTAGCATCTCCAGCTACAAAATACTATACAGCATATAGTCCTTGGTATTTAGAAACAGATGATATCGTTCAAATAACAGAATTAGCATGTGATCCAGATTTTGATCAATCATATGCCCAAATATGGGAAGTAACTAATCCACCATTAGATATTATGTATGAACCTGTCAATAATCCATCAAGAGGATGGCCTTGGACAAGAATATTAGCAATTGGATCTTATGTATTTCCATATTTCTTCCCACAGACAGTTAGAATTAAAGGCGTATTTGGATTTCCAGAAATCCCATATGAAGTAAAATTAGCTTGTCAAATACAAGCAGCAAGATTATTTGTAAGAAAGCAATCACCATTTGGAATTGCTGGATCTGTAGAATTAGGTACTGTAAGATTAAACTCTAGATTAGATCCAGATGTAGAAATGCTTTTGAAGACATTCCGTAGAAATAAGGGGCTTGCTTACTAATGATTAAAATAAGTAAGGTAAGAGATGCGATTGGATATAATATCCAAAATATTTCAGGCATCCGTGTATATGACACTATTCCAGATGTGGTGGTTCCACCATGTGCTGTAGTTGGTCAATTAGATTTCACATTTGATATTGACAATGCTAGAGGTTTAGACCAGGCATCTGTTGATGTTTATGTGATTGTTCAAAGAATATCTGAGAGAGCTGGTCAAGATAAACTTGATGAGCTTTTAGCTGGAACTGGTCCTAAATCAATTAAGACTGCCATTGAATCAGATAGAACTTTGGGCGGACTTGTAAATACCCTAAGAGTAATTACTGCTGAAAGTGGTACATACAATTCAGGGGATCAAACATTTCTATCTTACCGATATAACCTCACAATTTGGGGATAGGAGAAATAATGGAATATATAGTAACCTCAGATAAAAAAGTTTGCGGTAAGGTAAAAGATGAAAGACTTACCGAAAAAGAATTGACTGATGCAGGTGGAAATATAGAATTTCTAATTGCAGCAGGGCATATCATATCCGCAAATAAAGTAGTAGAATACAAAAAAGAAGAACCAAAAAAAGAAGAAATAAAAGAAGAAGTACAAGTGCTTGAGGAAGAAACTGAAGCATTTGTTTTTAACAAAAATAATTACGAAGGAGATAAATAACAATGGCTCGTATAGTGCTAACAGATGTTGCAGTCGTAGTGGGAGCAGTTGATCTTAGCGATCATGTTTCGTCAGTCACGATTTCAACAACTTACGACGTTCTTGAGACAACTGCATTTGCTGGAGGCAATGTGCCAGCAGCAGCCAAGACTCGTATTGCAGGTCTTGCTGATAACTCAGTAACACTTGAATTTCACCAAGACTTCGCTGCAGGCGAGGTTGAGGCAACAATCTACCCACTTTTGGGTACATCAGCAGCAGTAAGAATTTCACCAACAACAGGTGCTGTTTCTGCTACAAATCCAGAATATCAATTCAATGCATTGATTTCTGAGTGGACACCATTAAATGGCGCAGTTGGCGAATTGGCTACTGCTTCCGTTACATGGCCAGTCACAGGTGCTATCGTTAAGGATGTAACACCTTAATATGGCTAAAATAGTTCTAACAAATGCCTATGTTGTATTTGAGACTACTTTTGATTTTAGTGATCTCGTATCTAACATAACGCTTTCAACTGTTCATGATGTTCTAGATGTGACCCCTGTACAAGATGGTCAAATCTATAAAGAGGTCATAGCAGGAGTTGGAACTAATTCGGTATCTTTTGATTTTTATCAAGATTTTGCAAACAATTCTCTTGAAGAGTTTTTTGGCGGAGAGCCAGGAAATGTTTTAATGCCAAATCGTGTAGGAACAAAAGTGTCTTGTCAGGTTAGGCCAATAAATGCGCCTATATCTGCAACAAATCCAGAATATCGCTTTGAAGCATTAGTAACTGAATGGACTCCGCTAAATGCTGCGGTTGGACAATTAAGTACTGTCTCTGTAACATGGCCAATTTCTGGAGAAATAATTAAGGATATAACTCCTTAATCTTAAACTAATTAACCTTTTGAAGGGGGAATTAAAATGGATGGATTAAAAGTAAAAGTAAAGACCACTGATGGACAAGAAGGTACATATAGCCTTCGTCCAAAAACTCTTGTTCAATTTGAACAAAAATTTAATAAGGGTTTCGCTAAATTGCTAACCGAAGAGCAAAGACTAGAGCATATCTATTTCTTGGCTTGGGCAGCGATGAAAGATAGTGGTAAAGTTGTAAAGCCTTTTGGTGAAGGATTTCTAGACACCCTAGAAAGTGTGGAGCTAGATTCTGACCCAAATTCCGAATCCACAGAGATAGCCTAACTTATACAGTAGCAATGATCTCTGTGGAGACGGGGCTTTCTCCAACAGACTTACTTGAAGCGCCTGATGGTGTTTTAGAAGCAATAGTTATTTATCTCAAGGAGCGATCCAAGAATGCGGGCAGGTAATGAGTGAAAATGTAATAGTCTTAACTGGTATTAAAGAAACAGTACGAGACTTACAACAATTTGACAAAGATGCTGTAAAGCAATTTAATAAATTAGTTAATTCTGAATTAAATAATGCTAAAAAAGAAGCACAAGGCTTTGTCAAGTCTGAGCCACCACTTAGTGGATGGAACACTCAACCTGCCCGTAATCCGAGAACTCGTGGTGGAGCTGGATGGCCTGCCTGGGATCAAAGTGTAGTTAAGGCTGGAATTAGTGTTACGAAGGCCGAAAGAAAAGTTAGAAGAGACTACACAACAAATGCTGGTGCATTAAAGAATAGATCAGCAGCAGGTGTTATATATGAATTAGCAGGTAGAGAAAATAAGCAAGGAAACTTTATCAAAAATATAGAAGGTAAGGTTGGATCTGCATCTCGTTTAGTTTGGAGAGCAGTAGATAATAATAGACCTAGAATTGAAAGAAATGTAGCAAGAGCTTTAGATGAATTAAAAGCAAAGCTGCAACAGAATTTAAATATGAGGAGGAATTCATAAATGGCAACAGGTGCAGTAGTCGCCCGAATTCTGACTCAATACTCAGATAAAGGCTCAAAACAAGCACAGAAGGATATTCTAAAGCTTGGCAGAAATATAGACAATTTCTCCAAGAAAGCAGTTAAGGCATTTGCTGTAGCTGCAGCAGCTAGCGCTGCCTTTGCTGTTAAAATTGGTAAAGATGCAGTTGCCGCTGCTATTGAAGATTCTAAATCCTCAGCCATACTTGCACAAACATTACAGAATGTAACTGGTGCTACTAGAGAGTCAATTGCTGCAGTAGAAGAATATATTCGCAAGCAACAATTAGCCTCAACCGTTGCAGATGATGAATTAAGAAAAAGTTTAGGTGCCCTAGTCACAGCTACTGGAAATGCTAGCGATGCTATGTTCTTACAGGGCATTGCTCTAGATACAGCTGCGGGTACAGGTAGAGATTTACAATCAGTAACATTAGCTTTAATTAAAGCACAACAGGGTAATCTTGGTGCCCTAAAGAGACTTGGTATTCCATTAGACGATAATATCGTCAAAACAAAAGATTTTGCGGCGGCTATAGAAGTATTAGAAAGTTCCTATAAAGGACAGGCGGAACTACTAGGAGATACTAATCCATTAAAGAGACTACAATTAGCATATGGAGAAGTATTAGAAACATTAGGATATGCCCTATTACCAGTAGTTGTAGAATTTACAGAATATTTACAGACAGATGTATTACCTGCTATTGAAGAATGGGTAAAATTAAATGAAGAAAATCTACAAAAGGGTCTTCGTGAATCTGCCATATTAGTAAAGGATTTAATTAAAGCTGGATTAGGCCTTGCTGAATTTGTAGTTAAATATAAAGAAGCATTTTTAGTTATTGGAGCAACTGTTGGTGCCCTTGAAGTTATTGCTAAAATAAGGCTATTTATATTTGCATTTAAGACAGCAGGATCTGGCGCAACAATGCTTGGAAGAGCACTTGGATTAATTCCTCCAGCTGCTACTGCTGCTGCTGGTGCGACAACAGCTGCAGGTACTGCAGCAGCTGCTGCTGGTGCAAAGGCATTAATTCCTTGGAGACTATTACTACTAGCTTTTGGCAAAATTGGATTAGTAATTACAGGATTCACGTTATTGTGGAAAGGCCTAGATTATCTTTTAGGTAAATCTGCTCAAGCGGACATAAAGAGAAAAGCACAGCAAGAAATTGCTATGTCCAAGATGACAGAATCTGCTGTCCGTGGATATGATGCTATTGAGAAAGCTGTATTTAGAGTACGCAATGAAGAGTACAACCGTCAAAGAATTCTTGATGGATTTAAGCCAATTGAAGCAGCTACAAAGGCGGCTAATAAAGCAAGAGTTGATTCTCTAAAAGAAGAAGCAGATAGAATAGCTAGATTAAATAAGATTAAAAAAGAGCAGGCTAAGAGAGATGCTGAACAAGCTAGACTTGATGCTAGAATATTGGCAGTTAAAAAGGCTCTTGGTTTACAAGGCCAAAATGCTCTAGATAAAGAAACAGATATCAAGCAATTAAATGCAGCAGAAGCTTTAATCAAGAGACAAAATGATATAAATAAGATTGATCTTGATCGCATTAAAGCAATGAAAGAAGAAATTATTTCTCTTGGAGTTAGAAATGATTTAGCTGCAAGATATGTAGATATTCTTCGTGTAATTGCTGATGAGAAAATTACTGATGCAGAAATTAAAGCATTGGCTCTTGGCTGGAAATTACCAGAAGAAGCAGTTAGAGCCTATTTAATTCAATTCCAGGCTGTTGCAGATGGCACAATTAGCGATGATGAAATTATTAAACTTGCTAAATCATGGGGCAGTACTCAAGAACAAGCAGCAAAATATCTTGATTTCTTTACCTATCTAAATGACGGCATTTTAAGCGATGCTGAAATTGAAAAGTTAAGAACAAAATGGGGCATGACTGAAGAACAAGTCAGAATGTATGCTGACTTTGTTGGTATTGTTAATGATGGTAAATTAGAAGATGCTGAAATCATTAAGATTAAAGATAAGTGGAAACTAACTACTGATCAAGTCGTTGACTATATTAAGAAGATTGGTTCTCCAGTTTCTTATTCAGGTACCCTTATTGATCCTGCCAGAGCAGCCGAAATTGGATGGCTAAATGCTATAGCAGCATTAGAAAGATATTTAGCACTTCTTAAGGCTGGTACAGGAGTCGTAGTTGGTGGCAGTTCTTCTAGCGGTGGCTTTGTTCCTGGTTCTGGTAATGACCCAGCAGTAATAGCCGCAGCAGTCGCAGCGTCAGCAGCAGCAGAGGCCGCAGCAGCAGATGCAGCAGCAGTTGCAGCAGAAGCAGAAGCCGCAGCAGCAGAGGCAGAGGCGGCAGTAGCAGCAGCATCAGGTACATTCCTAAATCTAATTAGAGAAGCTACAACTACTGAAGCTATAAATACGGCAGTTCAGGTAGCACAAATAGTTGGTGAATCTGCATCAGATATTGCAAATGCAATGATGGTTGGTTTACTTGGACAAGGCGTAGACGCTGCATCAGCAGCCTCATCTGCAAGGTATACAGGTCAAGCAATTGCAGCAATGCAAGCAGCAGAAGCAAGAGCCAAAGCAGACGCTGAGGCGGCAGCAAGAGCATTAAGTTCTGGACAAGTTAAAGCAAACGATATGGCACTTAGCGGATTTACTCCAGTATCTTCTAATGACTATGACGAAAGATTTAGATTTAATAGAGGAACAGTAGCTACTGCTCAAGGAATATCTGGCGGTAATTTAATGGCTGCTCCAGTTGTCAATATTACAGTCCAAGGATCTGTAACTGCAGAACAAGACTTAGTTCAAACAGTTAGAAATGGATTATTGTCAACACAATATAACGGAAATCAGTTACTATTAGAGGCTATTTAATATGGCTCTACCAACATTACATGTAGAAATTGATTTTTCAAGTGGACCATCATTTGGATATCCATTTATTTTAGACAGTTCGTCTTTTGGTATTTTGGATACAAATGTTTTGGCAGATGCTCCTGCTGATATTGTAGATATATCAACTCAGGTAAGAAGAGTATCTACTCGTCGTGGTCGTAACCGTATTCTTGCTAACTTTGAAGCGGGAACAGCAACGGTAACATTAAATGATCCTAATTCTGATTTTAATCCTCAGAACGTGTCATCACCATATTATGGAAAACTATTGCCTTTACGTAAAATAAGAATATATGCGTCAACAACATTATCTGGAAATCCTGTAAATATTAATTTATTTTCAGGATATATTACTTCTTACGATACATCATTTTATCAAGGAACTACACAGGATGCTACAGTTACCTTGCAGTGCGTAGACGGATTCCGTCTATTGGCAAACGTATCTACAGAAATACCTCCAGTTCCTGGAGCCACTGCTGGACAATTAAGTGGAACAAGAGTAGACACTTTACTTGACTTTGCAGATTTCCCTGATTCATTAATGCTATTAGAGCCAGGTAATTCTACTATGCAGGCAGATCCTGGCGGAAATAGATCAATATTACAGGCTATACAAACAGTAGAACAATCTGAATTTGGTGCTTTCTTTATGGGAAGAGATGGAAAAGCAACATTTCTTGATCGTAGTACAGTTAGTATTTTGGCTGATACAAATCCAAAAGTATATACAGACCAATATCCTCTTTCAGCAACTGAATATCCATATGCCTCTGTAGACTTTGCATTTGATGACCAATTAGTTCTAAACGATGTGTCTATTACAAGATTAGGCGGAACGCCTCAAATAGTAACAGATCAGCCAAGTATTGATACATATTTTTATAAATCAGGACAAAGAACAGATTTATTAATGCAAACAGATGCTGAGGCTTTAGATCAAGCACAAATGCTTGTAGCCTCTCGTAAAGATGCAAATCTTAGAATTGATTCAATGACATTAAGTCTAAATGCAGATGTTAGCGAGATAAATACATTTGATAACTTACGTTTAGATATATATACATTAATCAATATTACTAAGTCCATGCCTGGTGGTAGCACAATTACTCGTGAATTATTCGTTCAAGGAGTAAATCATGATATTACTCCAGGTCAATGGAACATTAAAGTATTTACAGCAGAACCAATTATTCAAGCATTTATCTTGGACTCAAGCACTCAAGGTATACTTGATACAAACGTTTTAACTTACTAAAAAGAGGAGAATAAAAATGCCTACAGGCAGTCCAAACGCTGGTTATCGTACCTTTAACACAGGCGACGTATTAACCGCAGCACAGGTTCAGTACAACCTGCAAAATCAGTCAATAATGTACTTTGCTACTGCTGCAGCGAGAGATGCTGCCCTGACAGCAGGTATTGTTCAAGAAGGTATGTTTGCCTATCTTGCAGACACCAATACCACAGTCTATTACGATGGAGCAGCATGGCAGTCATTTGGTACTGGAGATGTTACTGGTCTAACAGCAGGTAACGGTATTACAATTACTAACTCTGGTGGCCCTGTCCCAACAATTGCAATATCAGACAATGCACTATTAATTTCACCAAAAGAGCAGGCTTTAATTTCTGCAACTGCTGCTACTGGAGCAATTAATCTTGATGTTCTAGTTGCTGCTGTTAATATTCGCACCGCTAATGCTACTGGTAACTGGACAATAAATGTTCGTGGAAATGGTGCTACTACTCTTAACTCAATAATGTCAACTGGAGAACAAATTACTGTAGTATTTGAATCACCAAATGGTGGTACAGCCTACTATCCAACAGCCTTTACTGTTGATGGTGGTGCTGTAGTTCCGAAGTGGCTAGGCGGATCTGCACCTTCTTCTGGAAATATAAACTCTACAGATGTTTATACTTACACAATTAGAAAAACAGGGGCTGCTACATTTACTGCTCTTGCATCACAAAATAGATTTGCTTAAGAAGTAAAAAGGGAGTAACAGTGAGTCCACTACAGCGTTATCCAAGCGGAATAGGAATATATTTAAGAGCCGTAACAACGCCTCCGCCTACTACGACAACTGCTGCTCCTACAACCACAACTGCTGCGCCTACGACCACTACAGCAGCACCAACCACAACTACGGCTGCACCAACCACAACTACGGCTGCACCAACCACAACTACGGCTGCACCAACCACAACTACGGCTGCACCAACCACA